TGGTGGCAAGGCAAGCACTCGCGAAAGTGAACCGGAAGCTGTCGAAGGCGTCCCTCCGCATCGAGATCGTCCCGGTCGAGAAGTGTCGCCTGTTGGAGAAGAACGCCCGGTACATGAAGGCCGAGCAGTACAGGCAGTTGGTCGAGAACATCGGCCGTGACGGCTGTCTGACTTCCGTTCCGTTCGGCGTCAAGGAGGGCGACGGCTTCCTGATCCTCTCGGGCAACCACCGCGTCCAGGCCGCCCGCGACGCCGGGCTCAAGGAGATTCCGCTGCTCTACACGACGGCGAAGTTGACCCGCGATCAGCAACTCGCGATCCAGCTTTCGCACAACGCGATCGTCGGCGAGGACGATCTGGCGATCCTCCGCGAACTGTACGACGAGATCGGCGACCTCGACTACCGGCAATACTCCGGCCTCGACGACGCGGCGTTAGGCGCGATCCAGGCCCCTCCCCTGGACCCTCTCAGCGAGCAGGCCCTTGAGTACCGCGTCGTGTCGGTCGTCTTCCTGCCCTCGGAGGTCGAGCGGGCCGAGAAGGTCTTCGATCTGGTCATGCGGCGCGCTGACGGGGCGAAGGTGTGGGTCAACCGATTTGCCGACTACGACAAGTGGCTCGATTCGATCACGGCGGCCAAGGAGTCGGCGGGCGTCAAGAACACGGCCACGGCGATCGGCCTGTTGCTCGATCTGGCCGAGAGGCACATCGCGGAGCTCCCCGGCGGGACGGATGGCGACTGACACGCGAAAGCCCGTACTCACCCGCTCCGCCCGCAGCAGCTACGAAAGGAAGAAGACGCGGGCGACGGCACGCGAGCGCGCCGTCAGCCGCCTCGCTCGCGACATCGGCCCGATCCCGCCGGTCGCCGACCCGGCAAGGAAGGCCCGGACGCTCCGCAGCCTGTTCGCCTTCGCCGAGAGCTACTTCCCCAAGCGGTTCTTCCTGGATTGGTCCGACGACCACAGGGCCGTCATCCGCCGCCTGGAATACGCCACGAAGTACGGCGGCCTGTTCGCCCTGGCGATGCCGCGAGGCAGCGGCAAGACCACGCTCTGCGAGGTCACGACGATCTGGGCGGTCCTGGCGGGCTACCGGGACTTCGTGATGCTCATCTGCGAGAACCGCCCGCTGGCCGAGGATCGGCTGGGCGGGATCAAGGTCGAGCTCAGTCGCAACGACCGGCTGCTGGCCGACTACCCGGAGGCCGTCTACCCGATCCGCTGCCTGGAAGGCGAGAACCGCCGGTCCTGCGGCCAGCTTCACCACGGGCAGCAGACCTTCGCCCGCTGGGGCGACCGGGAGATCGTCCTGCCGACGATCCCCGGCAGCCGGGCCTCCGGCGCGGTGATCCGCGTCGCGGGGATGACCAGCGGCGTCCGGGGAACGCTGGTGACCAAGCCCGACGGCAAGCAGATCGGCCCGTCGTTCGTCCTGCTCGACGACCCCCAGGATGACGAGATCGCGCTGAACCCGATCCGGGCCGCCAAGCGGGCCGCCCTGATAAACGGGGCCGTCCTGAACATGGCCCGGCCGGGCACGAAGATGACCGCCGTGATGACCTGTACCAAGATCGCCCTCGGCGACGTGGCCGACATCTTCCTCGACCGGACCAAGAGCCCCGACTGGCAGGGCGAGACGTACAGGATGATGCGGTCGATGCCCGCCCGGATGGACCTGTGGGACCGCTACGCCCGCCTCCGCCGCGACGAGTTCGCCAGAGACGGCGACGGGGCGGAGGCGACGGAGTTCTACCGCAAGCATCGCGCTGCGATGGATCAGGGCGCCGACGCCGCGTGGCCCGCCCGGCACAACGCCGACGAGATCAGCGGCGTCCAACACGCGATGAATCTGATGTTCCGAGACGAGGCCGCCTTCTGGGCCGAGTACCAGAACGAGCCCCGGCAGGACGGGGGCGAGGCCGACCGGCTGACCGTGGCCGACGTGGAGGACAAGACGGGCGGCCTCCCTCGCCGCGCCGTCCCGGTCGGCTGCAACACGCTGACGATGTTCGCCGATGTCCACGACAAGCTGCTGTACTGGTGCATCTGCGCGTGGGCCGACGACTTTACCGGCCACGTCATCGACTACGGGACGTGGCCCGAGCAGAAGGGCCGGGCCTATTTCACGCTCCGCGACGCCCGCCGGACGCTCGGGCGGAAGTACCCCAAGACCGGGCGCGAGGGGGCGATCCTGGCCGGGCTGAAGGACCTGCTGGCCGCCAGCCTGGACCGCACGTTCGAGCGGGAGGACGGGGCGGAGATGCGGCTGGATCGTGTCTTGGTCGATGCGGGCTACCTGCCTCGGCAGGTCGGGCAGGCGATCCGGCTGGCCGGTTCGGCGGCCGTCTGGCCGAGCCGGGGCGTCGGGATCGGCGCCGCCCATCGCCCGTTCAGTGAGCACAAGCGGAAGAAGGGCGAGCGGGTCGGCGACAACTGGATGATCCCCGCCGTGACGGGCACACAGGAGCTTCGGCACGTTCGGATCGACACGAACCACTGGAAGACGTTCGTCCACGCCCGCCTCGCGACAGCCCTCGGCGACCCCGGCTGCCTGAGCCTGTGGGGGCGGGATGGCAGGACCCACCGCCTGTTCGCCGATCACGTTGCGGGCTCCGAGTTCTTCGTCGTCACCGAAAGCCGGGGCCGGAAGGTCCAGGAGTGGAAGACGTACCCGACGCGGCCGGACAACCACTGGTTTGACTGCCTTGTCGGGTGCGCCGTCGGGGCGAGTCTGTGCGGGATCACGCTGTGGGGCCGGGCGGTTCGGCGTCGCGGCAAGAAGAAGCGACCCAAGGTTACGTACATCGAGTAGCGACAGGAGAAGATGCGATGGCACGGAAGGCAGCGAAGAAGGTCAAGAAGGTCAAGAAGGCCCCGAAGCGGTCGGGCCGCCCGAGAGGCGCCCGGAATCGCGACCTCGATACGGTCAGCGGCGAGGCGACCCGGTGCCGTAAGTGCGGCAGCACGGACCGGGAGCCGTACTTCGGCAAGCGGACCCTCGACTACGCGGGTACTACCCCTGATGGCAAGCCGTACACGCGGGTCGTCTGGCGGCGTACCGTGTGCCGTAGCTGCGGCCAGCACCGGATGGACAAGAGCTATGAGTACACGCCGGGCGAGCCGCAGGAGGCCCGTAGGGGGCTTGGGGCGATCTGACACTCCAACCCCCTTCGGAGGGGGCGATCGTCGCCCTGGGGCCGCCCTGCGCCCCCCAGGCGACCTTCCAGGTCGCGAAAAGATATTCGGAATCCGAATATCCGGCCCGGGAGCGACTTGCGGACGCAGGAAGCGTCTGGTAGACTAAATAAGGATGGGCCGGGCCGGTTTTCCGGCCGGGAGCAAGGCCGTGCGGGGCCGCACTCCTGCACGGTCTTTTCCTTGCGAAGATCGCGGGATGGCGCAGTTGGCAGCGCGACGGGCTCATGCCCCGTAGGTCGTCGGTTCGAGTCCGGCTCCCGCTAGTGAGATGGCCGACAACAGCGTCGAAATCGCGAAGCTGGAAGCTGTGCTGAACTCCGGCGCCGAGACGATGACCGTGGACGGCATGACCGTCCGCGTGGACATCCGGCAGCTTCGCCAGCGGCTTCGGGAGCTTCGGGCGGCCGACGACACCCACCGGTTCAAGCGGCCCGCCGTCGCCAGTGTGGACCTCAGCGGATGGTGATTCTCGAAGACCAGACTGCCGCCGCCCTTCGCCGGATGGACCGCCGGGCCCTCCGCGATCTGGGCACGCGCTTCGGCTACGACGCGGCCGACACCACGCGCAAGCGGCGTAAGCCCCCGCCGAGCATCCAGCAGAGCGAGGACGCCGCGCTGTCCGACGGCGATCGCAAGAAGCTGCTCGGCACGGCGCGGGATCTCCGCCGCAACTTCCCGGCGACGGGCTGGGCGATCCGCAAGCACCTGGACTATGTTTCAACCTTCACGTTTCAGTGTCGCACGCCCCACGACGAGCTCAACCGGAAGGTCGAGGAACTGGTCGGCTGGTGGTCGCGCCCCGGCAATTTCGACGCCGCCGGGCGTCACGGGCTGCGCCGCTTCACTCGCCTTCTCGAAGAGCGCCGCGTCGTCGATGGTGATGTCTTCGTCGTTAAGCTCCGCGACGGCCGCGTCCAGGCGATCGAGGGCGATCGCGTCCGCAAGCCGCAGCGGGGCGCCCCGGTCAACGTGGATTGGAAGGAGTACACCCACGGCGTCCGCACCACGAGCGCGGGGCGGATGAAGACCGTCTGTATCTGCAAGCGCAAGGCCAACGGCCTGGGCTACGAGTTCGATCGCCTCGTTCCCGCCCGGCACATCGAGCAGCACGCCTTTTTCGACCGCTTCGATCAGGTTCGGGGCATCAGCCCGCTCGCCCCGGCGGTCAACTTCTTTCGCGACCAATACGAGGGGATCGACTACGCGCTGGCGAAGGCGAAGGTCGCCCAGCTATTCGGCCTCATCTTCTACCGCGACGCGATCGAGTCGCCCGGCGATCTCGGCGGGGGCAGCCGAGACGACGACGGCGACGGCGAGCCCGACGACGACGCGGAGGACAAGAGCAGCTACGAGATCGACTTCGGCAAGGGGCCGTTCGTCGCGGACCTGAACGCGGGCGACCGCGCCGAGTTCCTTGAGAACCGGACACCCAGCGGCGAGTTCGCTGCCTTTATGCAGACCGTCTGCGGCCTCGCCCTCAAGAGCCTCGACATCCCCTACAGCTTCTATGACGAGGCGTATACGACCTACTCGGGGGCCCGTCAGGCGTGGCTGATGTACGAGCAGTCCGCCGACAGCAAGCGGCGCGACCTCCAGGACGTACTCGACGCCCTGACCCGCTGGCGCATGGGCCTGTTCGTCGAGGATGGGTGGATCGATCTCGAAGCGTACGGCCTGACGATCCCGCAGTTGACCTGGGAGTGGGTCCCGGCGGGCATACCCTGGATCGACCCGCTGAAGGAGGTCAAGGCCGACGTGGAGGCCGTCAACAACGGCCTCGCCAGCCGAACCGACCTGCTGCGGGCGCGGGGGAAGGACTTCGAGCAGGTTGTCGAGGATCTGCGTCGCGAGAACGAAATGCTTGCCGGTCTGCTGAGGGGCAAGCCCCTGGTGGATATGGTGACTCCTGCCGGAGCGACGAATGAATGAGCAAGACACCGTCCGGGAAGTGCCCGCCGCCGCCCTCCGCTTCGGCCTCGGCATCTGCGAGTTCGGGGACAACGGAGAAGACGCCAAGAGTGCGCCGATCCGCATGGTCGCCCGGTCCGGCAAGCCGCTGCATCATTGGTATTGGGGCAAGGTCGCCCATGACCTGTCCGGTATGCACCTGCATAAGTCCCGCCTGCCCGTGGACTACTGCCACGAGTGGAACGAGGTCCTTGGCTACCTGAACCGTTTTGAGAGGGAGCCGGGTGAGGATGGCGTTCCGAACCTCGTCTGCTACGGGGCCCTGACGCCGTTTGGCGAGGCCGACCGCGCCAGCGAGGTCATCCACAAGGCCCGGTCGGGCGTGCCGTATGAGGCGTCCATCAGCTTCGGCGGCGAGGGAATCGTCATCGAGGAAGTGGGCGAGGGGGCCACCGTCCAGGTCAACGGCTACGATTTCGAGGGCCCTGGCGTCGTGATTCGCCAGTGGCCGCTGCGGGGCGTGGCCGTCTGCCCGTACGGGGCGGATCAGAACACCGCAAGCGAACTGTCCGAGAAGGATCGGACAGTACAGATCACTGTACTGAGTCAGGAGCGAGCCATGTCAGACGAGCAGCCCGTCGAGGCCGAGGGCAACGAGGCCGTCGAAGCGGACGCCGCAAGCAACGATACCCCCGTCGAGGGCGCGGACACCCCGCCCGTCGAAGCGGACCACACCCCCGACGAGCAGGATGGCGAGGCCGACGATTCGGCCGTCGAAGCCCCTGCCGACAGCGACGCCGCGATGGAGACGCCCGACGCCGAGGCCGAGGACGATTCGGCCGTCGAAGCCGATGGCGATACCGACGCGGACGGGTCGGACGGCGACGCGGAGCTCGCCGCCGGGCCCGCCGAGTGCAAGCGCTTCATCGAGGCGTTCGGGCCAATCGGCGCGCAGTGGTACGCCGAGGGCTTGCCTTTCACCGAAGCGCGGGACCGGCAGGTCGAGCACCTGTCGGCCGAGAACGCCGAGCTCCGCAAGCGGCTGGAAGACCGGGGTGAGAAAGAGCCCCTGTCCTTCAGCGAAGACCCGACCGGCGGCGGCGAGGACTCGCTCGCCGGGCGGGACCCGAAGAACCTCACGAACAAGCTGGGCAGGAATCTTGCCCGCGTCGCCGGGGGCATTCGCATCGCCCCGCCGACGAAGCGGTGATCTGCCCGGCGTAGGGAGACGAGCAAATGGCAGCCGAGTATCCGACTCTGTTGGACATCGCCATTGCGTCCGGTAACGACGCGGTGGTCGGGCTGGTTGACGAGGCCAGCAAGGCGCATCCGGAGCTCACGATGGGCTTCGCCCGCACGATCGAGGGCATCAGCTACAAGACCCTGATCCGCACGGGCCTGCCGACCGTCGGCTTTCGCGATGCCAACGAAGGCGTCGAGCCGAAGAAGGGCACGTACGAGAACCGCCGGATCGAGTGCTACATCTTCAATCCCCGGTGGGAGTGCGACAAGGCCGTCGCCGACGTGTTCGAGGACGGCCCCGAGGCGTTCATCGCGCTGGAGGCCGCCGGGATCATGGAGGGCGCGGCGCAGCATCTCGCCAGCCAGTTCTACTACGGCGTGGCGAACGACGCGAAGGGCTTCCCCGGCCTTCAGGCGATGGTCAACAGCGCCATGGTCCTGGACGCGGGCGGGACGACCGATAACATCGCGTCGAGCGTCTACGGCGTCCGCTGGGGCCCGCGCGACGTGGGCTGGGTCTGGGGTCGCGACGGTACGCTCGACCTGCCCGACGCGACCACCGAGCGCGTCCTGGACTCCAACAGCAAGGTCTACACGGCCTACTGTCAGGAGATCCTGGCGCACACCGGCCTTCAGGTCGCCAACAAGTGGGCCGTCGGGCGGCTCAAGGACCTGACCACCGACTCGGGCAAGGGCTTGACCGACGATCTGCTCGGGACGTTCCTGGACCTCTGGCCGGTCGGCAAGAGCCCCGATGTGCTGCTGATGACCAAGCGGAGCCGCCGCCAGCTTCAGCAGTCCCGCACCGCGACCAACGAGACGGGCCGCCCCGCCCCGCTTCCGAGCGACTACGACGGCATCCCGATCGTGGTCACCGAGGCCCTGGTCAATACCGAGGCGCTGTCCTGATCGGGCAGCCCGGCAAGGAGCAAACAAATGGCATACGGACCGCAAGACGCGCTGCTGAACGTCAGCAAGGCCCTGCCCGCCGGGGCGGAGGCCGTCAACAGTACAGGCATCGACCTCCGCAAGAGCGCCAACGGCGCGCATCTGGCCGACGTGGAGTTCATCCTGACGGCGCCAGCGCTGGCAACCGGCGATCTCGGCGACTCGCACACGATGAAGTACAAAATCCAGATGGACAATGACTCGGCCTTCGGGTCGCCGACCGATCTGATGGTGGATGTCATCATCCAGACGGGT